GCGAAGACGAAATCGTTATCGCCAAAAAAATCGAAACCGCCCTGCGCAACATGATTCAGGCCATCTCCGCCTGCCCCGGATCGGTTGCCGAAATTCTCGAACTGATTGAAAAGGTGCGCAACGACGAAATCCGTGTGGACGAAGTGGTGGAAGACATCATCGACCCGCACGAAGAGCTGCTCGACGAATTGGGCATTGGCGTGGACAAAGCCGAAGAATCCGCGCCAGAGGCTGATTTAGAGGAAAGCGAAGACGAAGATGCCGACGAAGAAGACGCCGACGAAGAGGATGCCGGCGCCATCTCTGCTGCCAACCTCGAAGAACTCAAACAAAAAGTGCTGGCCCACTTCGAAGACATCCAAGCCACCTACAAGAAAATGGTTGCCGCGCTGCAAAAACACCACAGCCAGCACAAAACCTACCTCACCCTGCGCAACCACATCGCCGACCAGCTGCTCAACGTACGCTTCACCACCCGCCAGATTGAAGCCCTGAGCAACAATCTGCGCACCCGCGTTGACAACATCCGCCGCCTAGAGCGCGAAATCCGCGATATCTGCCTCAACCGCGTGCACATGGATCGGGACTACTTCATCAGTAACTTCCTGCCCAACATCACCGATTTAAACTGGGTGGAAGCCGAAATCAGTAAAAACCGCGTGTGGAGCGAAGCCCTGAGCCGCTTCCAATACGCCATTATCGAAAAGCAGAATATCCTTATCGAGCAGGAGCAACACGCGCAGATTTCCATTGCCGAGCTGAAAGAAATCAGCAAAAACATGGTGGCGAACGAAAAAGAAACCGCCGCCGCCAAGCAGGAAATGATTCAGGCCAACTTGCGCCTAGTAATTTCCATCGCCAAAAAATACACCAACCGTGGCTTGCAATTCCTCGATTTGATTCAGGAAGGCAACATCGGCCTGATGAAAGCGGTGGATAAATTCGAATATCGGCGCGGCTACAAATTCTCCACCTACGCCACCTGGTGGATACGCCAAGCCATCACCCGCTCGATTGCCGACCAAGCGCGCACCATCCGCATCCCGGTGCACATGATTGAAACCATCAATAAAATGAACCGCATCTCACGCCAGTACCTGCAGGAAACCGGCGAAGACCCGGATGCCGCCAAACTGGCCGAACTGATGGAAATGCCGGAAGACAAAATCCGCAAAATCATGAAGATTGCCAAAGAGCCGATCTCCATGGAAACCCCCATCGGCGACGATGACGACAGCCACTTGGGCGACTTCATCGAAGACGTGAACAACATTGCTCCGGCCGATGCCGCTATGTATTCCAGCCTGCGCGAAGCCACCAAAGATGTCTTGGAAAGCCTCACCCCGCGTGAAGCCAAAGTTTTGCGCATGCGTTTCGGCATCGACATGAACACCGACCACACGCTGGAAGAAGTGGGCAAACAGTTCGACGTAACCCGCGAGCGCATCCGCCAAATCGAAGCCAAAGCCCTGCGCAAACTGCGCCACCCCACCCGCAGTGACCGCTTGCGCAGCTTCCTAGACAGCGAGGAAAATAAACAGTAATCCTTGCTAGGCCGGCGGCTTGTCGGTACAATGCCGCCCTTTCTAGCCGGGTCTGTAGCTCAGGGGTTAGAGCAGAGGACTCATAATCCTTTGGTCGCTGGTTCGAGACCAGCCAGACCCACCAAGAATAGGCTCACAGGCTGCACACCGTTGCAGCCTGTTTTCTATTAGAAGCCCTCCTGCTACCAAAAATAATGCTGGTCAAACTCCCAAAAATCCTGTATAGTTCGCGCTCTTGAACTGGAAGCGTGGCAGAGTGGTTTAATGCAGCGGTCTTGAAAACCGTCGTGGGGTTAGACCCACCGTGAGTTCGAATCTCACCGCTTCCGCCACCACATATTTGCAACATTTTCTAAAACGTTTCAGAAAAAGCAAAACGGCATAGCTAATCAGTTAGTTATGCCGTTTTCTTCGTGCTAATTATTTAAAACACATTTCAATTTTTTAAAACGTGTTTCGTTTTTTTGTGGTATTTTATTTGGTACATCCTACCCCGCACCATAATCATGCCCAAAATCGTCCGCCCTCTCTCCGTCAGCCAAGTGAAAAATGCAAAGCCGAAAGACAAGCTGTACAAGCTGTCCGATGGTGGAGGACTTGCATTGTGGGTATTGCCTAGTGGCGGGAAGTCGTGGCGGCTGACATACACTAGGCCGGATGACAACAAGCAAGACACTATGACACTAGGGCTGTATCCCGATTTCAGCCTTGCCGATGCCAGGGATTGGCGCGACCAAATCAAAGCCAAATTGGCACGCGGCATCAACCCAAAAGCAGAGCAGCCAGTAGAACTGGATACTGCATACCAGTTCCGCAATCGTCTATATGATTGGCACAAGAGATGGGCAACAGAGGGCGGGAAAGACGGTACCGGCAAAAATCCAAAATATGCCGCCCAAGTAATGGCCGCGCTGGAAGCCAACATCCTGCCACATTTTATCGACCGCGACGTGCGCACCATTACCACCGCCGAAGTCGTGGTCGTCTTACGGCAGATGGAGGATAAAGGTGTCCTCGAATACTTGCGCCGCACCAAAAGCAGCCTGGGCTTGTTTTTTGACTACCTTGTAGCCGACGGCACCATACCCATCAATCCGACAAAGGTTATTGGCAGACAGGTATTCAAACGAGCACAGGAGCGCCACTTCTCCGCACTGCCATATACCGACCTGCCTTTACTGATTGAGCGGCTGGAAACATCGCCGGAGATAGGGTTGCGTGCCAAGCTGCTCATTTACTGGCAACTACTCAGCATGACCCGTCCAAGCGAAGCTGCCGGAACAGCGATTGCCGAAATCGACCTAGACCGTGGGCTGTGGGAAATCCCTTTACAACGCATGAAAACCAGGGCGCATATCGTACCGTTGAGCAGCGCCCTACTCCGCATCTACCGCGAAGCCAGACAGTTGAGTGTGAACGGTGTCTATTTGTTTGAGGGCAGAGGCTACCTGAAACCTATCGGCGTGGATACAGCCCGCATCAAACTGCACGCTGCAAACATCAACAGCAGCGGCCACGGGCTGCGCAGCCTTGCCCGCACCTACCTGCGTGAAGTCCATCACATCCCGCATGATGTGGGCGAGATGTTGCTGTCGCACACCATCGGCGACCGCACTAACCGTGCCTACAACCGCGCCGAACTATTAGAGGAGCGGCGGCATTATCTCGAGCTATGGGGGCAAGATGTTATGGCTTTGCGCGACAAATTCAGCCAAATCAAGCAGGTATAAAACAAAGCCCGAACCAGTAAGCAATCCTTACCAGTTCGGGCTTTTATCATTGCGGCCATGCCTTAATCAACCCATCATGCCGGGCGGCACAATCGTTATACAGATGCACCACCTCCAGCGCCCACGGCAGTATGACCTTGCCCGTTGTGCCGGATAATTCTGGCAGCCTTGGACATGGGGTAGCTAAGTCGGCAGGCGACTCAACGGCGCTCGGCAATGGCGGCGTTGAGGATTGACACCCCGCTTGCATCAGTGCAATCGTCGATATACACAGGCCGCTCGATAATTTTTTGTACCACTTCACGCTGCACTCTCACTTTCTCGTCTCGTTCGGACTTCCCTTGTTGATATTCCACGCTGGCCGCTCTGGCGGCTTTTTGATGCTGCTGATGCTGCTCTAGCATCTTGGCTGTGATGGCCGCCGTGGCCGCATCGTAGCCAGCCCGATAGCGCTGCCTGCCATACCAATATTCCCCGCCCACCACCGCCGCCAACAGCGCGGCAATGGCTAGCGGTTTCCAGTATTTCAAAAGCTCACTCATAACGTCTCAACATTTCCTGATAGTTTTTTATCTCACGTTCTGCAAATTCAAACGCGGATAAATCTGTGTTGTTGCTGGCTTCTTTAGATTTGGCCTGCCATTCGGCAATCCTATCCATCAGCCATTCTCTAGGGCTTTGCATGATTAGCCCCTACGGATGCAGCCCGAACAGATACTGCGTTTTGCCGCCGTTGCCGCGCTTGGTGGCGGTCAGAATCTGATTGCGTTCCGCCGAATTGTGGCGGCAGCCGAAATGCACCCAGCCGCTTTCGCCGCGTTCAGGGAATTCGTAAATCAGCTGGTCGAATGTGATTTCCCCAGCATCGCGCATTTGGATAATATCGCGTGCCAGTTGCAGATTAGAGATGCCGGCCGCATCAATATCCGCCGCCGAGCCGAAGCGGTGTGCCGAAGTTTTCGAGCCGCCCACCGCGCCGTTTACCGCCGCGCTGCGGAAGCAGGATAAAACGTGGATGCTCACTTCGCGCCCGTACTTCTTGCCCAGCCAGGCACGGATTTTTTCCAAGCGTTCCGCTGTTTTGCGGATGTTGGCCAGCTCCTGCTCGTTCGGTTTGTTCTCCAGCCCGAGCCGCCTGCCGGTGGCACTGTTGGTTAATTCTCTATAGGTAAAGTGTTCTGTGATTTTGGTTTCCGGTGTCATAGCCTGTTGTGTCATTTCGTTTCCTTTCCCATTTTCAGGTAGTCTCTCCCTTTGCGCTGCAATATCCCGCTCAATAGATGGATACGGCGCGAACGCATCACGAAGTAAGATGCCGCTGCTACATTGAACATGATTTCTGTCCAATGGTGGACTTGCCCGCCCGCAAGCGAATGGCCGATAACCGCCACCGATCCGCCCACCAAGAAACTATGTATCCAGTAGTCAGGTTGCTTGGCTGTCCATTGCCGCACCGAAAGCGAGCAGGCGGAATAAATAAATATCGCCGCCATCGCCGCTACGTTTATCATCAATAAGCATTGGGTAATCATTGCCAAGTTCATTTCCTTCTACCTCCCCATTTATCAATCCAGCCAGCCCACAAACGGCGCAAGCCGTCGTTGAGCAACGGTGCCGCCCAAGACCAGCTAAAGCCAACCAGCACCGGTACGGCGGCCTTAAATACTTCCTGCTCCAGCCCTAGCCACAGCGATAAGTAAGCCATAATTACCGGCGATAAAGACCCCGCCAGAATCATGCTGGTCATAATGGTTACGATGCCGTTTTTCCGGCTGCCCGGCTCTTTCAAGCCGTGATGCAATGCACCGGCGATGGCACCTAAAACCAATGCCTCTAACGGCAAACCTGCAACTGAGCCGGAAACCCCTAATACGGCGCTGAAATTCAGCACATTATTTCCGACTCCAGATGCTTCAAACGGTGTTGTCATCTTCCCTCCCTTCTGAATATTGCTGCCAAATCGTTCGGGCTAAACCGCCAGCTTTCAGCCAGCCCCAACGCCTTGCCCACCCACTCACTGCAAAACCAACGCTTACGGTTTTCTCTTAAACCAAACACCACGCCGAACGCGCCGGGCAGGTCATAGCCTTGGCCTTGGGTTTCCTGCCATAAACCATGCAGCCGCTCACCCACGCTGTCCGGCAGCGCAATCAAATCCCACTTGGCCGATGGCAGCGGCATGGTTTTTCTGCGTACACCTTTATCACGCAGGCTGGCGGAGTAGCACTCATATTCCTGCCCGCCTGCCGTTTCAGGTAGCCTGACGGCAAGCTCACAATGTGAGTACCGCCCGCGCGTGAGAATGCGGGTTAAGCCATCGGTAAACCGTGCTGCCCACACACGCCAGCCCGTGCCGCCACGGTGGCCGTGGTACAGAGCTAGATAAATCAGGCGCGTGCTCATTTATCCATCTCCTCTGACGGTGTTAATGCCACGGTCGGCTGTGTATTGAAATTAGCCGTCCATCCCTTGCTGAAGTCGTACTCCAGCGGTTTTTCCGCTTGCAACATCGCCAGGCGGTGGCGTTCGGCGTTATGGAAGTCCGCTGTTTCATCTGCCACCATTTGTATGACAATCTCATTAAACAAATCTTTCGTGCATTTTTCAGGCGGGATATAAGTGTTATCCATCGTCTTCCAAGGCTCTTTCAGGGGGAAGGCTTCAGCATCCAGTGTGCGCAAAGTCAGGTATTGCAACCGTGTGGCATCATCGGTTTGAAACCACTTGCCAACGGATTTAACGTACACACCTTGGCGTAGGTTGTCGTAACGTTTTTGTTTGATGCGTTCCCACACTTCCGCTTGTTGTTCGGCCTTGAGTTTGGCGGCGCACTCTGGGTCGATATGCCACTGCTCGCCGTCCCAAGTGCTCGACGGACAGGGTGCAGGCTCGGCCAGCACGGGCTTGCCGTCCTTCCCAGGCATAATCACTTGTCCGTTTGACTGCCCGGCCAGCAGTTCGGCGTGTTGCTCATCCGTAATCCACACCGCATCTTCCGGCCATGTTGTATGGATGGTGGAGTCGTAAAAACCCCCTGTTGATTTTGAGTAATAGTGCATGGTGTATCTCCCCTAGTAACCGATGGCAAACCAGTAAAAGCCTTTAAAATCCGCAGCAGTCGAGCCTTGAAACCCGATACCGTTAAACAACGCATCAAAACTGACCGGCCTGACCGTGCCGACAGGGATGGTTACGTCTAGGTTTACCGAGCCTACACGCCCATCACTCCACACCGTAACCTGCGTATTCAGGCATTTATTCGGGAATGCTATCGGGAAGGTAACGGTATAAAACCCCTCACCCGGCCAACCGGAGGCCACTTTGCCCCACTGTAGAATTAACCCGTTGGGTAGTTTCAGGTAACCGTTGTCTGCTTTCTGAGCCTGCATCGCACTAACTACTGCTTGCGAAACTGTTTGCTCCAGCGCCGAATCCCAATCACTAATTTGATTGTGGGTATGCGTATGGTTGGTGTCGGCCTTACCTTCGGCCAGTTCATTAGCGGCTTCCGCTTGCTTTCCCGCGTTGGCTGCGGCGGTTTCTGCGGCAACAGCCTTGTCATACGCAGTTTTTACTGCCTTAGAGGTAGCCGCCACATCCTCACGCACACTATTCACCGCCGAGCTAAGTTCCACCCCGCCAAGATTCGGATTGGTTTTAATAAGCTTCAGCAGTTTTTTAAACTCATCGCTGGTCAGTAACCGCAATGCTTCAGGTAGTGAGCGGGATAATTCCACAATCTGCCGCCCCAACTCCTTGCCTGCAATGCTGTCTGTTACCGGCACCTGTGGTGTGCGTTCCTGCAACTCCATCAACTGCTGAATCAGCATCGTCAAACGGTCATGTACCGCGTTCAGCACATCAGGATAGAAGCCGCCCTGATTGGTTAAGTCCACTTGCTGCAAGGGTCGCACGTTACTCAACACCACTGCCTTGCTGCCAGTCGGCAATGGGGCATTCAGCTGCACAGTGCCGCCGGGCTGAACATCCTGGTTGGCATTCAGCGACACCATGCAACCATGCCCGTGCGACAAGGTGCGTTCCACCCCGTTTTCATTCAGCACCACTGTAATTTCGGTCGGCAAAAACACCTTGAAACCAAACGACAGGTAGCGGCTAATGCCATCGCCTAAATACACATCACTGCGCCTGCTTTCACGTTCAATCGTCATAAAAAATACCCTCCGGAGTTACCGTGTCTATGGTAACGCCGAAGGATTGTTTTCGAGTGTACCTGGCTAGTTCTGCTCTTCGCTGAACACATCCAGCCCGCTCCAATCATCAGCTTGCTCCCCAGCTTTCAACACCCCGCGCACCGGCAAGCCGAGCGTCATGCTGATTAAAGTGGCCGTGTCGTACACCCCTTTACGTTTCTGCCGGTAGTTGGCATCTGGTTCTACTGCCTTGGCGACAGACCACGGCGCCAGCAAAGCCGCTTCCGCCATACTCAAGGCCGGCGCACCACCCAGGCGGCTGCCGTAAGCCTTGCCGTTGAAAAGGTTGTAGACATAAGTGCCGGCTTGCCCAACCACCGGGATCATCGCCAAACCGTTTTTCACTTGGCCGTCTAGTAAGGCTGTCTTCAAGATTTCATCTGCGTAGCCGTCGCCGTCATCGTCTTTCAAGCCGTAGCCGATCGCCGCAATCAACTCCGCCCCCGCTGCCGGCAGGAAGTAGCCCATCATAAACAAATGCGCCGCTGCCAGCTTATTCTGGCGTAAACCACCTTGCCGCATCAGCTTCACAAAACCATTCCCCAATAGATTGGCCTGCATATTGAAGTAGCCCATGAACTGCGTGAACAGGCGCACAAAGGCCGTGCCGCTCTCTGCCTTACTAATATCCTCCGGCAGGGTAGATCCTTGCGTTTGGCGGATTACCCCGTCGGCGAAGAAGGCCGCGTCTGCTTCGTTCATCCCCTGATCCAAAGACTGCCGGTAGGCCGCCGTCCAGATGATCGGCTCCATGCTGTTGGCCATCGCCTGCTGTAGGAAGTAGGCATTGCGGTTAGTCCAGTTCTGCGCTTTCTGGAATAGATTGGGGTTAATCAGCGTTTCTTGGATAAAGTCGTCCATAGCCGCGATTTCGTTGTCCATACGGCTGCGCATGAACTCTGAATGCTCTGCTACCGACTGCTGCATCTCCTTGCGGTTGGTCACAAAGTCCAATGATGCCGCCGCCATGTAACGGGTTTTCACTTTCACTCCGGCCAACAAAAAACCGGTGATCTGCTGGATGGTGTTCACCGTATTACCAAACATCAACACCATCCCAGCGCGTTGCCGCATCACAGACCAGAAGCGGCTGAGCCCGCCATCCTCCTTGCCTTTGGTAACCGTGCGCTGTTTGGCGGCGCGATTCAGCCACGGCACCAACATGGATTCCAGCGCCTTATGTTGATGTAGGTTCAGCTCCGGCTCGATGTCGGACAACAGGCGGCGCACATCGCGCACCGGCACTTCCATATTCGAGAACAAGGCCACTTGTTCGGCGTGGCTCATCAGGCGCGACAAGTCCAACACTAGCGGGCGGTTGTATTCCACACGCGCTTTTGTAAAGCCTTTGGCCGTGGTCGGGAAGGCATAATCCATATTCTCGTTTTCTTGGTTGGCCAGTTCGCGCATCTGCCCGTCCACCACCAGATCGGCATCAATCTGTGCCGGCACATACCCGCCGCGAAACTCGCCCCACGGGGTTTGAATCGGGTTGGCGGCAATCTCGTCAAAGTAATAACCGAACACCTCGAAATGCGCCTGCTGGGCTTTAGGCTTGCTTTGCTCCAGTAAATCCCACACCCCCTGCACAAACTGCCAATGCCGCTCTTGGATGATCCCTTCTTCCTGCATGCGGTTGATAAACGCTTCCCAGCGGGCGGTATTTAGCCCGTCCAAGGTATCTTCGCCCCAGCCGCGCCCAATCAGCAGCTTGCGCAGGTTGCTCTCGTTGCCGCTGTGCAGCATCGCGTGTAGCAGTTCGTTAAAGGTAAAGGTATAACCCAATTCTGGGCTGTGGATTTTCGGGTGGTCGAAGTCCTGCTGAATCGGTTCCAGCAATTCCTTAAAGGCTTGTTTAAAATCGGCTGTTTGCCGACGGGCAGCCTCTGCCCCCTGTTTAATCGGGCGATAGATGTAATTCAGGAAACCTTGGCCCATCGCTTCCGCCCAGCTTTCCACGCGGGTGGCGCCATACACTAGGCTGCGCAGATTCCAATGAGACCTCTCCAACTCACCAACAGCTTGGTCGGTGGTTACGCCCTTGGCATTCGGCTTGGCTGCCCGCAACTCTTCCCGCAGCACTTCGGCGGTTTGCTCACGATCTTGCAGCTTGCCGTCAATCCGCACTTGATGTTCACGCTTGGCCTGTTCGCGCAAGCCGGCCAGCTGGTCATGGATGGCCTGCAATTCGTCCCGGCTTAATTCTTCGAACTGCTTATGGTCGCCGTTGCGTTTCACATCACTAAGCGCCCGCTCCCAAGCCTGCCGCACTGCCTCTTGGTTTTCGCCCTGATATTGCGAAGCGGTTTCCAGATACTCCGCCGCCGCCAAGCCTTTGCGCGGGGCAATACCGTACAACCCAACCACCGCCCGCACCACTTCAGTCAGGGCTGCATCGTGGGTTTTCACGCTTTTCTGCCTTGGCTTATTCGCCCACTTCTGCCATTGGCTGCGGATTTTATCCGACTGCTGGCGGGCTTCAGTGGCCGCTTGAGCCAGTGCTGTTTGCAGGATTTGATTACGCTTCTCCGCTGCCGCTGCGGCAGTATCGCCACGTCTCAATGCCGCTTCAGCTTGGCGTGCCGCTTTAGCCGCCATGCGCCGGTAGCGGGTAGGGCTCACATCTTTCAGCTGCAGTCGGCCGATGGTACGTTGCGCCGCTTCTTTCGCCGCCGCCGTCAGTAGTTGGCGGTTACCTACTGCCTTGGCCAGCGCATTGTATTCGCGGGTCAGTACACGCAACCGCACTTCATTGTGTGCTGCTTCGTCTGCTGCCTCCGCAATCGCCTCCGGCGTAGCCAGTTCGCCATGCCGTTGCAGCATCAGATTGTCGGCCAAACCTTCCACCACCTGCTGCGGCGGCGGAGCCTGCACGATGGCACGGGCTAATTCCTCACCCGAGCCGAAGTAGGGGTTGCCGTCTTCATCCAGTACCATTTCGGCAATCAAATCCGGATGCCAGCCATGCGCATTGTTTACCATCTTGCGCTCACGCAGCAGCTGGATTTCGTTGTCGTTCAAGCCTAGCTCACGCAACCAGGCTTCATCAAAGCGCACTGCATACACCGCAAACGGATTCGCCACCTGCTCGCCGGCCTTAGCTTCCTCGCGCGGCACAAAGGCCGTACTGTATTGCCGCTCGCCGCGATGCTCGTCAAAGAAGCGCTCTTCCAGATCACGAATATCCCATCTGCCGTGGCTGTCCAGCGGCAGGTAGCCGTGTTGCGCCAACTGCTCCGCCATTTCTTCGATGCCCAGCCCGTTCTTGCGCCGCAACACCGGATAGCCCGCCGCCACCGCTGCAATCTTGTCTTGGCGGTCAAAACCCCATTTGCTGACTAGCTCATCCTTATTCAGCCCGCCCAGTTTGGCAATCGCTGCAAACAGGCTGTCGTGGGTTTCGTCCACCTGCTGGCTGAACTTCGGCGTTTCGGCGCGGCCGATCTTATCCGCATCAGTCAGTTTGGCAGTCAGCTTCTGCCATGCCTGATACACCGGCTGCCGCATCACTTCGCGCCGCACTTCGGTTTCCGCTTCGATGCGTGCCGCCTTGGCCTCGCGTTGCAGCGCACGCAGATGCTTGGCACGGGCATTGCGCCCATATTGCATATCGCGTACCGCCTTGGCGGATAGCTGTTCCTGCGCTTCGGCGGTGGCTGTCTGCCCCAATGCATGGTAGTCGGCAAACTCTTCCGCGCTCATGCCTGCCGCTTCAGGGTCGTCAAACAACAGTGCCATGCTGCGGTTCTGTTCGGCCAACGCAATTTCCTCATCACTGGCCAGCAGGCGGTCGAATACCCCGCGCACCTCGTCACTCAACTGTACATTCAGCTGGGTCAGGTTCTGATATACCCGCAGCATCCATGCCTTCATGCGCTGGAATACGCTGCGCATTTCCAAGCTGGGCGCCTTGCCTTCCATGATATAGGCTTCAAACCCGCGCGCCAGCTGTTCGTGGTAAGGCCGCTGCTGCTCGAAGGTAAGCGCATTCCATGCCTGTAAATCAGCCAAGCCCAGCCAGTTCAACGTTGCCTGCATATCCGCCAAATGCTGCTGCTCGCCCAAGCTCAACGCTTCGCCACGTGCTGCCTTGGCTTCTAAAGCATTGGCGATATTCAGACCGGTGTGCAGGAAGTAATGGCCAAACTCGTGAATAGCAGTAGAGAGGTCAGCCTCTTTCAGTAGGGCAATGGTGTTGCTGCCCGGCATAAATGCGCCGCGTGCCGCCTGGTGCAGAATATTGTCTGTATCGGCAAACTGTTGCGATTCTGCAGTTTGATACAACGCTCCTTGATTAGCCTTTGGATCAAGGGTAGAATTTCCTGTGTGGGAAATGCCTCCTCCCGCTACGGGCGTTAGGTTTAACAAGGACGCAGCATGTTCCAACTTGTTGTGGGCATTGGCCGTTGGAGGAAACTTCCACAAAGAAACGGTGCGCAAGTCGCGCCGTTTTTTGCTGCTCTCCGCCATATAAAGCAGCACGCCGTCATCAAATGATTTAACAAAAACAAATCGCTTGTTATTCGTGCCGGGGATATCCCTGAAGCAAACATCGTCATAATCCTGCACAATATCGCCGATTCTAGCGACGTCTTCCTCTGAAATCGCAACCTGCCCGCGGGCGATTTCCGTTGCGCTGTTACCATGTTGGTTGCGGATATGGTGTACCGCCGATCGGTCGAAGGAGAGCGAAAACCCAGTTAATTCTGGGAAATCGTTTTCCAGTTTGGGATGTGGGTCGGTTAAAAAAGCTGCCTGTGCTTTACTGGTGCCGTTCCACAGGTTTCTGAACTCCATATCTGTTTCAGCATGCACCCAGCCTTTCGGCGGTGCAGAAGCCAGCGCCTGATTCAACGCCGGCGCATTACCGATATCACCCACGATATTCAGCTTGTGCGCCTGCCACATTTCAGGAATCGGGATGCCCAAACGCTGCGCCTGTGTGGCCACATAGCTGCTGACCAGTGCCGCATAGTTTTGGTTAGCACTGCGGTCGAACTGCCCAACCTGTTCCAGCTGGTCGGCTATTTCCTGTTCAACCGCCTGCCGTTCGGCCTGTGCCTGCTGTTGTGCCGCGCGTTCCTGTTGCCGTGCCTGTGCTTCCAGTTCTTGCTGGCCTTCCGCTTGGGCGGCCACTTTCTGCTCTGCCGCTTCCGCCAGCGATACCCCGTCAGGCTCGAAGCGGGCAATCTGGCGCAGCGGATCGGCCAGCTCTTTATTGGGAGAAATCAGCGATACCCATTCATTCTGCGGCACTTGAATATCCCCGCCCTGTTGCAGGGCTTGGGCATACTGGGCGGCGATACTGGGCGAGGCCTTGGCCGCTGCCTCTGCCAAACCGGATTGGTTCAATGCCTGCGCATCCAAATACAGATGGTGTTTATCCCCCACCACCTCGTCCACCACTTCGCTAAAGGTTACCGGGTCGCGCTGCGCCAGCTTGGATTGCTGTGCCGCCTGGTCGATTTCAGCCTGCGCCTGCGCCGCCGCTTCGGCTCGTGCTTCACGCGCCAACGCCCTAGCTTCGCGAGTGTTACCAAAAACCTCAACAGGGCCGGTGGCTAATTCGGCAAAACCTTCCATCACAATATCGCCCGGTTTGTATTCGCCGGTTAATGCTTGTGCCGTGGCTTCGCCGCCCATGCCGCCGCCGACCTGCAATGCGCCTTCGCCACCTACCGCCAAAGCCGTCCTTGCCGCACCGCCGCCACGTGCGATATTCAAGAGCTTCCCAGCAAAGCCTGCATTTACCGCATCAAATGCGCCCACCGCCATACCGCGCCGCGTTGCCTTGCTGCGGGCTTCTGCCATCCAATCCTGCCTGCCCAGCACATAAGTCAGCGCTTCTACTTGGCTCATGCCCTGCAACTGGTCGGCGTGTTCCTGTATGGTTTCGCTCAGGCTGGAAGCGTATTCGCTGCGGTAGCTGCCCATACCCACCGTGGCCGCCATCACCAGTGGATGGATAGCGCCTACCGCTGCTGTCTCCGCTAAAACTGGAGCCTGACTGCCGACAGATTCTGCCGCCGTATTGAACACAAAGGCAGGGTGGGTAAAGGCGAATTTAGTCGCCTGCCAAAACGATCCGCTGCGGTTGATTTGCGCAAACTGCGCCGCTTCCTGCTGGGCAGACCAATCCGGCGCGTGGGCATCCGCTTTGCGCCGTTGGTTCAAATAAGCGGCTGCCGTATCGCTGCGCGGGTTGTAATACACGCCATTGGCTTTTGCTGTGGCTGCCCGTTGCTCTTGCAGCCCGCGCATAATTCCGCCTTCAGTGCCTTCCACCAGAATGCTATTCGCCACTCCGGTGTGGAAGCCGCGCTGGAAGGATTCGGTTAAATCCTTCAGCAACGAGTTTTCCACCCGCATCATGCCGCCGTAGCGGTTGGTGTTTTCTTCCAGCTTAATCAGGTTATCGATGTCATCCTGCGCCGCCCCCATGCGCGACGGATCAGCTACAGCCTGCTGTACGCGCGGGGAGCCTTGTATCCGCTCAATCAACTGCCGCGCCCTCAGCATATTGCGCGTATCCGTACCGGTATGCTTAAACACCGCTGCCGGAATATTTACCGTCTGCGCCATCCGGTTGATTTGCGCTTGCTGCTCTGGGTTAATCCCTACCGCCTGATAAGCGGTAGCCAGCATCTCGTCAAAAGTTTTCGCTCTTCCTTGTCCCATTATCTATTCCTCACAATTTCGATGCCCTGTTCAATGCATCAACCCGTCTGGTTGTCGTTCTCTCTTGCCGGGCTGGCTGCACCGGTGGCGCGACTGGCGGCATATCCCCATACTCATACCGCATTCTTCTGCGCTGTTCCGGCGAGGCGATTAACGCAGGCACACGTTCTTGTTTCACACTATCCCAGAATACGCCGTCCACCACATATTCACTTACATAGTTATCTATTAGCCTGTTGGTAACAAATTCCCTAAGCTCCCCCGATGTCATATAGCGCTTATGGATGCTGTGAAAATCCCGGTTAGCCTGCATGATGTTATCCATCATCCAGCCGCGTTTCCGCACGTCTTCTGCGGAAGCATTGCTGCCTGTCTTGATATTGAGTTGTCGAGTTGCCCAGTTCAGCACCTCCGCCTCCACCTTCGGCACGGATTGGTCGCCATCCCTCATCCTTTGCCGCTTTCGATTCAGTAGGTCGCCGGCACGATCCATGCCAATGGTCGGTGCTAGGTTAATGATTTGGTCTTCGCTAATGCTGTCCAATTTTTCAGGGTAGTATAAGTATTGCCGGTAAATCGGCTCCGCATCTTCCCGGATTTTGTTTTGCTCTCCGCGCGTCAACCTGTCCCGGTATTCGTCCAGCGCCTGCAATCTGGATGGCCCCAGTATTGTTTTAACTTCCGCCGGCAAATCCTGTACTGTGGCACCGCTGGCAATCGCATCCAGCGCATTGCGATTAGTTTTCTGTATCAGGTCGTTTTCCCCTTGCTCGATCATCGCCCTCCGGTCACGTGCGGCACGCCGCACGTTCTCACGCCGCCCGGGCGGCAACTGGTCGATTTGCCGTTCAATCGCAGCCCAATCTCCGCCCGGGATACGCACCATCCGCTGTTGTGTGCGGCCTCCCTGCTGCCCCATCTTGCGGGCTGTCCAATCAATTACCCATTGCACGGATTTGCCTTGGATAAACCTGTTGGCATCCACTACCTTTTGTCCAACCAAGTTCACTACCGGCTGCGATTTATCTTGCGCGGAAAGTAGCTTGATCGCGCCACCAGCACCAAGGAAATGAGCTAGATATAGGTTGCCATCAGTAACTGGCATGCCTGCGCTACGCAACGCCCTAGCGTTCTCTTCCACGTAACGGGTCGTCATCTCCCGTGCCAGCGGCGCATTGGTTTTTAGTGCAATGATTTGGGCATTACTCTTACCAGCGGCAATATCCGGGCGGTAGCGTTTCACCATTGTCAGCCAAGTGCTGTCGATAAACTGCCCGAGCCCCTTAGCAGTAGAATTTTTATTAGGGATGTTCGGATCGCCACCGGATTCGTTTTGGATGATTTTGGCAACTGCACGGTTAATATCCGCCGAAGTGCTGACTGTTGATTGCTCGCCGCCGCTACCCAAGTCCACCATCCCACCTCTCTGATAGGCTTCGGCCAGCGCCCGCCCAAGCTGCGCATCCTCTTCATCCATTTGGAACTTACTGATGCGTGCCTGCAAATCCAGCGCCGTCTTGCCGTCCATCATCGGGGCATATTGGGCAACCATTGATTTAGCTTCGTCGTAGGAATTCATGTCCATCAGCCGATTTGCCCGCTGGCTCACTATTTCGCCCACCTTGGCGCGCAATTCCATCTGCGCCTTCTCCGGCGGCCAGCCTTCATGCGCCGCAATATCGCCGATGTTTCCTTCCAGCCGGGCAATCGCCGTGGCAAAAGCCTGTTCGGTCGGCGCCACCACCGCCCCGCTGACCGTCACATCCATCCGCCCCTTCAACGTCTCTTCTTGGAACTTCCGGCCTTCCGCCATCATGTGCTTGGTTACGCCGTCAGAAAAATCCGCCTGGGTCGGGCCTACGCGATGCGCAAACATCTCCACTTGGGCCCGGTTGTTCAGGCTCTCCGCCTGGTCGGCAATAAACTGGTTCAGCTTATTGTTGTACTCGTCCGCCAAAGAAAGGCCGCCTTCACGGTTCAGGGCGTTCAGGCCGCGCTGCTGCTCGTATTCCTGCTGCAGCTGCAGCCGGTAGTTTTCCACCTCTACCCATTTCTGATCGGCCACGCTTTGGTTGGCCGCCATCATCTGCTGCAAGGCTTGCTCGCCATAGTGCTGGCCCAGCGCCATGGATACCTTGGCCTGCTGCATCATGCCTGCGCCTGGGTCGCTCATCTCTTGTGCGCCGAAACGGGTTTGCGGCAGGGTGTTGGGTGCTACCTGAAAATTGTCATAGGTTGGTGTCTGCATCGTAGCTACCTTGCTTTCTGCTGTGTCTCATCTTGGTTAGGGTATGAATGCGGCTGGTGCGGCCGTAGTTATTACTGCCCAGCAATCTTTTCTCTTCTGCGCTCAGTTTGCCGATGCCGATGCCTTTTTGCCGTGAATACTTATCCCAGTATTCCGCCACCATCGGCGCAGAGCCGAGCAAGGTTTGCAAGCCCGCACCGGCAGGGTTGATGGATGAAGCTTGCGCCTGTCCCATCAATGCCTGATTGCGGTAATCGGTAGCTTGGCTGCGGTAGCCCCACGCATTGCGCAGGGCGTTTTCCTCAATCGTCTGGGCATCAATCTCCTTCATGATGTCGGTAGTTGCCAGCATTTCCGCCGCGCTGCCTTCGTTCATTACAATACCGTTGGCGGCCAGCGCTGCCCGCTGTGCCGATTTCAAATGCCCGGCTTGCAAGGTGTGGCGGGCATATTCCGCTTGGCCTCGTGCCAATTCCGTTTTCGCGCCCGTTTCGGCAATGCGGGCATTGATTTCTGCCATTCTTGCCTGATGCTGCAGATTGCTCTTCTGTGCCTTGGCTGAATAAAAGCTGCCGGCAAAACTGCCTAACAGGCCGAATGCCTGCCCCATCATTGCTGCCACATTAGCCGCACTCATACCGCCGCTGGCACTACCCCCCGTGTTGCCTGCGCTAGGGGTGTAGCCGCCGCTTTTCAGCAGCTTGCCGCCTGTTACCATTTTTGACAGCTTTGTGTCGTAGGCTGCCAGCTTCGGGCTGTTGATTGATGTAACTCTCATTCCTTCCTCCTATCCGCCCAACACCACTTCAGCCGTTGCACCCACCACCGTCAAAGGCAGGGGCTGGGTTTGGCGCACGAACACCTGCCCGCCGTCATCCCAAGCAGGCTGTATGACCACTTCAATATCGCCACTACGCAAGGCGGGCGGTTGGCCGTAAGGCTCATCGCGCCGCTGCTTGGCTTCGGTCAGTTTGTCGGCAGTCGGCCCTACCCAAATACCGGATGAACGCCATACCCGCAGCAGTACCTTATTCACGTTCTTTTTGCGCCCTTGCCCGAAAGCGCTATCAATCTGCGCCGCCACCGGCAGGGTTTGCATATCGCTCACTATCGGCAAACCGACGTGTACCGTCTTGGCTTTTATCGGCAGCCTAATCTTGCCATCGCGCACCAGCGTTTCCGGCAGCACCGCGCCGTCCGCCAGTATCGCCACCTTCTCACCTTCCAAGTGTTCTAGCCCCTGAATTTCGTTTACCGCCGCGCCGGAGTAGCTCAAGCCGCAATCCACGAAAAACGCCTCTTCCTGTCGGGTAAAGGCACGGCTCTCCAGCCGCTCGATAAAGCGTTGTGTGCCGCCCGCCAGCTTGCGCAGTACTACGCAATACAACACATCTTCTGCGCCTTCAGCCACCACCGTGCAGCTTTCAAACCGCCCTTTGTGGGTATCGTGCCGATGCCAGGCGCCAATTTGCTGTTCAGGAATATAGGTATTGCCCAACAGTTCGCCGGATGAAGACACAAACCACACCACCGGAATAGGTGCCTTGCTGTAGGTCATATCCGCAATATCGAAGCCGTCAAACAGATGCGGGCTGCGTAGCGACAAGTCGCCGCTCACATAGCCGCCAGCCTGCCATGAATACGCCATTTCGCGCACATGCCCGCCGCGTGCCGCGCAGTAAATCAGGGTTGAGTTCACCACCACCGGCTGCACGTTGGAAGCCCCGATATAAGAATGCGGGGCTACCGATACTGAAGACGGCGTGAGTGCTTCAGAGTTCACCGTCTCCATGCGCCATTCCGCCGATGAAGTCAGCAGGATCAGCTTATTCAGCGGCACGATGTGACGGATGGTATTGGCTTCACGCGCCGCCACACGGAACGCAATACGGTCATCTTCGCGGGTTGGAATGGAATACGACATATTGCTTTCTGTGCCGCTCTTGGTCATCCAGATATTCTGCGGCTGCGAATAAGTGCCGGCGAATACCCTGCGCTGTGAGAAGTATGAAACCGCCGCCGGGAAGCTCTTGCCCGACACCGCCACCTTGCCCAATAGCGCGCCGCTACCGACAGTTGCCTGCACGGTAATACTGGGCGCGGTATAGCCGCTGCCTTTTTTCACTACCCGCACCGCCGTGATGCGCCCGCTTTGCACCACCGGCAACAGCTGCGCCCCGCTACCCGTAGCATCACTAACCACCAATTCCGGGAAGCCGTCCAAACGCATGGATACTTCTGCCGGCTGCCATACCTTGCCACCGATTTGGTCGCCGCGCTGATACACTTTGGATTCATTGCGGAACACCAAACGCGGGGCGGTGTAATCCCTCCCAGCCTGTACCCGGTCGATGCGCACAATCTTGCCACCCTGTACCACCACATCCAGTTCCGCACCGCTGCCGCTGCGGTCTTCAATGCTGAAAAAGTCGCCGCTGCCGCCCTGCGGATTAGGTGCACGGGTGCGGAATGTGCCGTCCTGCGGGTAATTCTGCCCGCCGCTCTGCACTGTGGCCGAAGCGATACCGCTCTTTTCCAAGTAGCCCCGTCCGCCATCCAATACCGACACCGACAGAATGCCGCCGGAAATAAATACATCGTCATACAAGGGCGGCGTTACCGACATATCCGCGCTAATGTTGTCGTCATCAAACGCCGTGGTTGTGGTTTGCCCAATGTAGCCGTACAGCCCGTTATGCCGCTTGTACACTTTGTAACGGCTGGCACCATTAACAGGGTTCCAACGGATCGTGTTGCGGTGACCGGAGGTGTACAAATCATTCATTACCTCCGCTTCCGTCGAAGCTTCCGATTCTGAAGTGCCATCTTGGGCAATCGCCGTGACCACATACCCAAACAAAATGCCGCCGCCGCCGTGTGCAGTCGCTGCCACCCCTTGCGGCGCATCTAACTCCGGCTTGAAACGGATGGTTTCCAACCGCCAATCTGCCGCGCCGTAACGCTTCAATTCCATCGGAGGATGGTTCGGATGTACCAAAGTCACAATATCGGCCGACTGCACATAATGCACATCGAACAACTCCGCCTCCTGATACGGCGTAGCCAGCTCATAGGGCTGGCCGCTGCCGTCCAGTAGGGTTGCCCCTTGGGTGTGAAAGCGGCAGTATTCATGGCCGAACTCAATCACTACCGTCTGCGTGGTCGAGTAGGTAAACGGCAGCAGCCGCACCTTCCTATCCGCATACTTGGCCGCCCGCACCAGTTTCAGTCCGGCACGGTTTTCCACCGCGCCTTGCGGCTTCACTACAAAATTACGGCACAAAGCCAAGCCGCTCTGATACTTCTCGTCCTCGATACGGCCGAACATCTCCGGCGCAATTTCGCCGCCGGCAAAGGAATGTTTGAATAAACGGACACTACTCATCGCTGCTCCATCCACACTACTTTATGCGTTATCGGCAGTTGATACTGGTTGGCATCTGCTTCCTTAGCCTGCGGCAGGTATACCGACACCATCTGCAAACAGCGTTTAGCTTCCGCCGCCCCGGCATCCCCCTTCAGCATCGGCCCGGCCAGCATCGAAGCCAGCTGCCAAGCCAGCGCTTCCGTGAACAACGGCGGGAACGAATTAGGCTCAACCGCCCCGTCTATCCATTGCCCCCACACCAAAGGCTGATTCGCCAGCACATGCCGCCCCTGCACCGCAAACGGCATCCGCGCCCCATAGGCATCATGCACCGCCACCATTTCCAAAGCTTCCGCCGGCAGGGCGAACACATAAGCAAAGCGGGCATCCCCATCACGATCCACCCGCTGCAGCGGCTCATAGCGCGTAGCAAAGCCCCAATGGTGCAAAGCGAGCAGCGAACGCAAAGCCTGTGGGTAGAAGCGGGCGCAATGTTCAGCCTGCACACTGCCTTCCGGCGGCTGGATTGAAGCCACTGTTGCCGTATCGCCCAAGTGCGACAAAGCCAGATTGCAAATCGTTACTGCGTTGCTCATCATCTACTCCAAAGAAAACCGCCTGCCGGCCGGTTGGGCAGGTCAGGCGGTTGGTTTACTCTGCTTCGCCTTTAGCCGGCTCTGCTTCGTCTTCGACCACCGGCTCGAACCATAATGCTTCTTCACCGGCGGCCACGTAGAAGCGTTCGCCACGCTGTCGGATTTGTCCATAGAAGCCGGATGCGGTCGCCACCACCAACTGCAAGCCTTCGTCCGGTGTCTGTTCCGGTGTCTGTTTGCGTGCCATCATTGCCTCTTACACAATGCGCGGGCTATCAGCCGGCGGAGTATTAGCCTGCAGACCGGCCACAATCTGTGCTGAGAATTTGCCGCTGCCCACCGCGCCGTCCACGGTATAGTTCAGGCGTACGAAGCGCTTATGCTTAATTGGCATCGGCAACACCACCTGGGCGCCGGCTTTCAAATCAGCTGCCGGTACCACGCCGTTTAAGGCATCGGCATAACCGCTGCCGGCGGTGTCGCTGTGCTGCAGGGCAAAGTTGATTTTGCCCGCACCGCTGGCCGCTTCAGCCACGGTAACCACCACATACAAGGGCTGGCTGTTCAAGCCCAGATTCGGGGTCGGCTGCCCCAAATCCACTTCATGCGTAGAGGGCGCAGTGGCGCTCACAGTCTGCTTGTCGGAGAGTTGTAGGAATTTATCGATGATCATGCCATAGCTCCTTATTTAACCTGCGCTTCGCTCAACAGAAGCGCATCACTGCGTTTTACCGGGATACCGTCAAACGACACCACATGCTTGCCGGCCACCTGTTCCATGGTCAGGGTAGATCCAGCCACTTTGTTGGCAATCTGGCGGCGCAGGAAGCTGCGTACTTTGCGGTTTACGTAGAACACCGCACGGCCCATATTGGCGTTGGGCAGCAACTCAATAGCCTGGGTCATCAGGTCGATCAGGTCAGCACCGGCTTGGGCATCCTTGGTCAGCTGTTGCCAGTTGATGTTGGCAATGCGCACCACATAGCGCCAATCGCGCAAGGTCAAACCGGCATCCCATTTATAGTGGGTACGGTAGGCCTGATACTCGCCGCCTTCGGCATCTTTCACTGTATCTTCGCCCAGATCGCGGATAACTAAGCCGGCTTTACTGCCTTTCGGATAAATGCCGTGCAGGGTATTCGGTCCCCATACGCACAACCAGATAGAAGTCAGGTCATTGCCCGTGCCGCCGGCATCAATGATGTTCTGGCCGTTTTCTGCTGCCTTGCTGTTGAAGCGCGGAGCCAAGCCGGTAAAGCGTTGCGGCGTGGCGGAGGTATCGCCGTAGAACAAGGTGGAAGCCAGGTTCTGGTTCATCCCCTCCACGAAAGCACGCTCTTCGCTCAAGCGCCAGGCGGCAGAATTACCGTTCAAATCGGCCAGCGCCTTATCGGTCAGCGCGTAGCTTTCCAGCATGCCCATGCTGTCTTTGATGGTAACCGTGGTCGATTTCTCCGGCTGCACGCCATAGTTCAGCAGACGCCAAGTACCCTGCGGCAAACCGCTGCGCACCGTGGTTTTATGCTCGGTGAAACCGTTGGCTTCCAACCAAGTGGCATCCTCCAAGATTTCATTGGTTTCCGTCAGCATTTCGATGATGTCGGAGATATTCCCCTTGTCATCCATGCGGCTGGCCACATCGGCCAAAGTCGGATTGTTGTGTGTCAATACACCCATTGCTTACCCCTTTTAAGGATTCATGTTGCTTGCGTTGTAAAAACTCTGCGCCGAACGCGCCTCGCCCTTGTTGCCATTGACCATACCGTCTTCCCGCAAGGTCAAGCCAACCCGGTAGAACATCCGGATAAAGGCCGGATGGTTGCCCAAGCCGGACTGATTGAGTAAATCAGACAATTCCGGCGAGCCGTATTGCTGCAAGGCGCGCTTCGCCACCGCCATGTTTTCGTTCAGCTTGTCGCCGCCAAACTCCGCATCCGTGCGCGATTGCTGCGCCCATTGATTGCTTAAAGCTTCCATCTGCGCACCGTGGCGCTGCTCCAACATAGCCGACATCCGACCCAGCATCAGGTTGGCCTGATCGTTATCCAAGCCGATTTCCCGCGCCGCCGCCTCGTATTCCTTCAGCACGTCGGCATCGTATTCTTTGCCTTCTGCCGCCGTGAATTGATACTGCTCCGGCACCGCCGGCTTTTCTTGCTGTTCAGTCGCGGCTGGCTGTTCCGGTTCGGCAGGCTGCTGCGCTTCCGCCACCACTTGCCCTTGCTCCGGCGCGGCTTCTTCCGCCACCGCTTCCGTGATTAAAGTCTCATCGCTCATCGCGTGTTTCCCTCATCATCAAATCGTATTCATCCGGGCATTCGCGCATCACCCAGTCCAACAGCCACAAGCCGAGATTGCGCTGCCCTTCGGCAAACGCCATCCGCAACGGCTCAGGGCTGAACACCGAACGCCACACGCCGGCCTGCTCCAACAAGCGCCACACCACCAGCCTTCCGGCCGGCAGCTTCATCAGCGCCCGAATATCCGACTGCATCGCTTCCTGTTTCATTACCCCTCCAGCTGTCTGCCGCCACTCTAATACAACTCATGCGCCGTCGAGTGTATGTTTAAAATCAGGTAAATTATTCTGTTAATAACCGTTAATTCCAGATGGTGGGCAAAACAAAAGCAGCCCGAAGGCTGCTGAAAAAGCCCGCACGGGGCGGGTTTGAAATAGTAACTGCTAGAAAAAGCGAAAGGCCCCGAAAACCGGAGCCATAACGCCGACCAGGGAGCCCCCCAATCCACTTAGCGCACAGTATAGCCTATGGGTATCTAGCTTTCAATGTATTCCCCTTCCCAAATAGGCATCCCAGAATCTATTGCGGTTAGATTTAATTCCATTTGGAGGTGGACACCCACTGCGATTTGAGAATATTTATGTAATTTTTCAATTAGTGCATGGTTGCCACTTAATACTTGCTCCGGTGTTTGTTCACCAATACCAGTCAAACGGAAGAATACCATGTATTCTGCTTCAATTGAGAAAATATTCTCGTTCTGTCCGTTAACAGCTCTAAACCATACTGTAGGGCGAAGCAAAATCTGGTCATTCTCTTCATTCAAGAAGAGCTTCCCTGGAGTAACGGTAAGCCGCCTGGTTATTTCTGATATATCAATACTCTTTTCCGCAACCTGCCGATTTGACGTACCCTGTTTAACATCAAGTATCTGAATTTTCATCTTATACTTCCAGTGCTAGCGGTCTAAAGTTTCCGATGTGGTAAGGTTGTCGCTTAGATAAGTTGGTTATAGGGGAGGCGGATGTAATATTCAAAA